CCACGGGGAACTCCTATGATGTGAGGATTGCGATGTGACGGCGCACGAGCGCCGCGAGGCCCGCGAAGCCTTCATCACGAAGGTCCGTGTCCGGTGCCGCAGCGTCGCGCTGCAGCCATTCCTTGAAGCCCGAGACAGCCTTCACGGTGTCCGACTGCGAGAGCCCCTTCTTCCGAAGGGTGGCCTCAATCTCGCGAATCTCTTCGATGCTCAGGGAGCCAAGCGCCTTCACGTCGGTCACGCGCGCGCTCTCGTTCATCCCGACGGTGACGAGGCTAACCTCGCGCAAGTCGACCTCCTTCAAGATGCGTGCGCGGCGGCGGCCATCGTATGCGTCGGATTTCGTCTGAAAGCCGATCGACATGCTGTCGAGCGCCCCGGCCTTAAGGTCGATGTAGACATCTTTGGCGATCTGCTTCTCCAGTAGAAGTCGGCCCTTCACGAAGAGGCCCTTGCTGTCCTCCGACATGGCCTCCCAGACGCCGATCCGCTTGGCGCTTTCGTGATCCGCTAGCATCTTGATCCCGGCATGGCCGCGCAGCTTCAGCGACTTCGTGAACGCGCCGGCCTCCACGATGTCGCCGCCCAGGTCGCGCTCGCCGAAAACCGAGGCATAGCCTTCAAACACGCCGTTTTCGCTCACGGCCTTGGTATCCAGCGCGACAGCGCAGGCCAGATAGCGCAGGGTCATAACGGTTTCCTTATGCAGCCGGGGCAGCGGGCGGTTCCGCCGCGCCCCCAACATTCGTCGGCTCGGGCAACTTGTCCGTGCCGTCCATCCATTCGAGGCCGTCTTCTTCGCGCGCCTCGTCAATCCGCATCCACGCCTGCGAGCCGCCGGAGCCCAGCGCCTTGGACAGGTATTCCGCTCGATCCGCTGCCGCGCCGCGCATCAGGCTGCGCAGGTCGAAACGGATGTCGATATCTTCGTTCTCGCCAAGCAGGTTGCGCTCGGCGGACTGCTCAAGGCGCGTCGCCCAGGGCGTCAGGGTATGAACGACGTGCGCGATGAACATCTGCTCCGCGCTCGCATAGGTCGCGGTCTTGTCGCTGTAGCCGGCCATCAACGGGATGACCCGGAACGCACGGCAGATTTCCTCCACCTGAAAGCGGCGCGTTTCGAGATGCTGCGCGTCAACGCCCTTCATCTGCTGTGACAGCCAGGTCGCGCCCTGATCGAGGATAAGCGGCGAGCCCGCCAGATCGCCCGCGGTGTTGCGGACGATCCAGTCCCGCAGCATCTTGAACTGCGGCTCCGTCAGCTTGTTCGCGACCGAATATACGCCGCCGGGATCGGCCATGTTCTTGTGCATCGAGGCGTGTTTCGCCTCGGTCGCCATCGCCAGGCCGATCGCCTCGCGCGCCAGCTTTACAGCGTCGAGGCCGAGCCATCCGCACCACGACGGGCCGCGCAGGTGCCAGATCGCTTCGTTCGGAACAACCTTCCGTTCACCGGTCAGCCCCTGCACCGTGTAGCGCAGCGACAGGTCCGGCATTTGCTCGACAGTCACATTCTGCGGCAACAGCGGAATCAGCTCGCGCGGCTCCCGCTTCGACCCTACGCGGTTCACAAAAACGAACGCGTTGCCCGTCAGCGTGGCGTGCATCAGCACGGTTTCGATGAAGCCGAACGCGGTCTGCACGTCGTTCGGCTTCCACGTCAGCAGATCCAGCACCGGATGCGACCGGACGCGCCGCGCCTTCTCGCCGGCTGTGTAGAACTTGATGCGCGCCTGCGCGACGCCCTCGCCAATCGCGCGGACGCAGCCCAGCACGGCTGTTGCCTCCATCGCCGTGGTGAGCGTGACGTTCTGCCCGCTCTTGCTTTCACGCCCCCCATAGACTTCTTTCCAGAGGTCGAGAGACGACATGCCCTTGGCTTCGTCCGCGGGTCGTGGCCCGTAGAGAAGTCGTTGCCAGAATGACGCCATCGCTCAGGCGGCCGTTTCCCAGAAGGACGGGCCGCTATCCGCCGCGGCGCTCACCGTCGCGACGCCTACGCTCATCGCGAGGCTCACCATGCCGTCGATGCGGTTCGTCGCCTTGTCCTTTGCAAACATGCGATGCCCCGTCCGGTTCTGCTCATAGACCACGCTCATCGCGCACATCGTCATCGCCGGGTTGCGGGCGATTACGATGCGCCGCTCCAGTAGCGCGGCCTCCAGTTTGTTGATCGAGTCCGGCATCCAGAGCGCGACTTCATTCGCGCCGTCCGGCCCGGTTTCGTCTTTCGAGATCACCCGCCGGTTGAAGCCCTGCGGGTGCGTTTCGATCGGCAGGCTCAAGCCAAGGTCGGCGCACTGCTCAAGCAACTGCGTCATCCCGTAAGGGTCGCCGCCGATCGTCACCGGGCTATAGCGCGCGCAGAGTTCGCCCACCGCATCGGCCACCCAGCGATACGCGATGCGCGGGCCGGGCACGGCTTCCATGTCGCCCTGCCGGACCCAGACATCATAGGGCGCCCGGTCCCGCAGTGCCCGGTCCCGCAGAGTATCCTTCGGCGTCCAGAACCATGTCCGGCTGGCGAGAAGCTGCTTGTCGCGTATCGCGTCCAAAAGCCAGGTCAGCGTGAACGCGGTGAGGTCGCCCGTTTTCGAGAGGTCGAGACCGCCGTAGCAGGGATGGCCGGCGGCGCTGAGAGCGTCGCAGTCCACCTCGCCAAGGCACGCCTCCCACACCGCCGGCTTGATCGCCGCGGCGTCGGATGAGGTCCAGACGCAGAAGTTGAGCCGCAGCACTGTGTTGGCGTAGGAGCCGATCCCCTTCGCCTCGCGCACCTGTTTCTCAAGGTAGTCGTGCTTGATCGTGACGCCGAGAAGTGGGTTTGTCTTGACCCAGCATGACGGGTCGTCAAGCGGCTCATCCGCAGGGAAATGAACCTCAAGCTGAGGCCCCTTTAATTTTGTGCTCCGCACTGCGCAGGTAGCGGAGTGCGCGCTCCACACTTTCCGAAGTATCTCCGAGAAAACAAATTCCTGTGTTGCACTGCTTACAGAGCAATCCTCGGAACTTTCCTGTCCCGTGACAGTGGTCGATGCAAAGCCACCTTGGCTTCGTCCCGCAGATCGCGCACTTCCCGTCTTGCTCCGCGACGAGCCGGTTATAGTCAGGGTCGGAGACCCCATATTTTCGCAGAGCCTGCTCTTTAGATTTTGCCAATCGGTATCCAGGTCGAGCGGCCAGCCACTCGCGCTTATACTCGGATCGATTCCCGACCTTGGCCTCCCACCGCTGGCGATATTCGCGCTGCTTGGCTTTTCTTTTTTCCGTCTTTGGCCTGGCGATGCGCTCGTAACAGGTGGCGCAAAGCCCTTTGGATTTGACGGTCCTCTCAGGGTGGTTAGCGCATCGCTCTGTGCGGGTGGATAAATACCATTTCTGGTAACACGATCCGCAAAAACCTCGGCACTTAGCCGGTCTATCAGGGTGGTTGGGACACATTTGCATGTGCAAATATTTACCATATGTCGCATAGCCGCGCCATACGATAAATATTCGTCTCGCTCGGAATCTAGTGCGCAGACGTAAGAAAAATACTCGTCGTCCTCTTTCGTGCCGTCGGCGATCTCGACCGCATAGGTATGCTCGTCAAAGCAGACCGACTTCCGGTCAAAGCCGCTATTCGTGATGATGAACGTCAGCGGCTGTTGCCGGGCCTTCTGGCCCGCCTTCAGCATCTGCAGCACCATCGCGTCCCGGTGCTCGTGGAGCTCATCGACCAGGGCGCAGTGCGGCCGCGGGCCCGACTGCCCCGTCTCGGCGGCGATCGGCCGGAAGAATGAGCCCGTCGCGAGGTGCGCCAGGTTCCACACCGGGTTGCCGCCGCTCGGCGTCAGCCTGGCCTGCAGCGCCGGACTATTGCGCCACATCGTCACAGCGTCGCGATACAGGACCATCGCCTGATCTTTGTGCCGGCCGGCGGCGTAGACCTCCGCGCTCAGCTCGCCATCGGCGACCAGCATGTAGTGCCCGATCGCCGCAGCGAGCGGGCTCTTGCCGTTGCCCTTCCCGATCTCCACGAACGCCGTGCGAAACCGGCGCTTGCCGTCCGCTCGCTTCCAGCCGAACAGGCTGCCCGCGATGAACCATTGCGACGGGTGCAGCACGAACGGCACCCAATCGGCGCCCACCTGGACGCAGCAAACCCCCCGGCAGAACTCGGCGAAGCGCTTCGCCGCTTCAGGTTCCCACCGCAGCCCGCGCTTCGCGCCTGTTTCAAGATCCTTCAGGTGCCGCCGGCAGGCCGCCCGGACATAGGGGCCGGCGACAGTCTTGCCCGCCACAACCGACCGCGCATAGGCGGTCGTCGGATCTTTAGGCGAAGAACTGGTCGGCTTCGTCTTCGTTCGGGGCGCCTTCGGCTTTGATCCGGCTGCGCGCACTCGGGGTCATCCCAAATTCTGCGGCGTAGCGGACCATGTCGGCCGCCGCTTTGTTGGCGATCCCCACCAGGGGATTCTGAATTGCATTGCCGTTCGAAGTCTTGATCAGGAGGCCGCCGGTCGCCTTGTCCGTCTCGGCCAGCCTTGCCAGCGTCCGCTCCGCTTGGATCCAGCGCCCGTAGGATGAGCAGTAGGCGGCCAGCGCGCCGCGGTCGATTTCAGAGAGCGTGCCGGCCCGGTACAGCCGCTCGGCGACGCGGCCCCACTCCACCTTCGCGTCGTCCGAGAGTTCGCGCGGCGGCGAGGGAATCGAGAGCTCATACTTCGGCTCGGCGTGGCTGATGGGCCGGCGCCCTGGGTTGCCGGAGACCAGTTTCAGGTGGGTCGGCTTCGGCTTTCTGCCGCGCATTTACGCTGCGGCCTGAACGAGCCGCCCTTCCTTGACTTCTGCGAACGTGCGGCCATCGCCTTCCAGCGTCGCCACCTTGCCGGTGAAGGCCTGCCAGCGCTCGACGGCGACGTCGACGTAGGCCGGGTTCAGCTCGATCGCGTGGACGTGCCGGCCGGTCATTTCGCCGGCGATGATGGTGGTGCCCGATCCCGAGAAGGGCTCGTAAACCGCCTGGCCCGCCGACGAGTTGTTCTCGATCGGCCGCTTCATGCACTCGACGGGCTTCTGCGTTCCGTGGCCGACGCCGCTGTCGTCGCGGCTCTTGATCTGCCAGAGGGTCGCCTGCGAGCGATCGCCGTTCCAGTGACCGTTGCCCCGCACGGCGTACCAGCAGGGCTCGTGCTGCCAATGATAGTGGCCGCGGGACAGCGCGAATCGGTCCTTCGCCCAGATGATTTGCGAGCGAACCGCGAACTTGCAGGCCTCGAGGCTGTCCTGAACCTCGCGGGCGAAGAGGCCGGCGTGCCAGACATAGGCGACGTCGCCCGGGAACAGCGCCCAGGCTTCGCGCCAGTCCGCCTTATCGTCGTTCAGAACCTCGCCCAGCTTGGCGGTGTTCTTGTTGACGCCGGCCGCGGCGCGCCATTTCGGATCGTATTTCACCCCATACGGCGGGTCCGTCACCATCAGGTGCGGCGTGACGCCGTTTAGAACCTTCTCGACCAACAGCGCGTCCGTGCAGTCGCCGCAGGCGATGCGGTGGCGCCCGAGTAGCCACACGTCGCCGATCGCGCTGACCGGAACCGCGGGCGGCTCGGGCACATCGTCGGGATCAACCAGCCCGGTGGTGCTCTCGGCAAACAGGCTCGCCAGTTCGTCCGTGTCGAACCCGAGCAGGGAAAGGTCTGCCCCCCCCAGTTGCAATTCGCCGAGTTCTACACGCAGCAGTTCGTCGTCCCAGCCAGCGTTCAGCGCCAGCTTGTTGTCGGCGATCACGTAAGCCCGACGCTTGGCCTCAGACCAGCCGCGGGCAGTCATGACCGGTATATCGGCCAGACCCAGCTTGTGGGCCGCCAGGACGCGACCGTGGCCGGCAATGATGCCGCCGGTCTCGTCGATCAGGACCGGCACCGTCCAGCCCCACTCCTTGATCGAGGCGGCCAGCTGGTCGACCTGGGCCGGACTGTGGGTGCGCGCGTTGCGGGCATACGGGACCAGCATCCCGATCGGCCGGCGCTCAACCTGGTCCGCAGGCCACTCGACTTCAGATTTCCGGCGCTTTTCCGCCAATGTGACCCCCGGTCCGAATTTCGCGGCTTTGTGTGAAAAGG